CACAGGCACAATACCTTTTAGCACAGGCACAGCTAATATTTTGCCAGCCTTTAATATGAACCTTAACTATTGGCAAAACCCACAGGGCTACAGCTTTGTACAGTTTGCTAAGGTGGCTGCCAACCAAAACTTTAGGCGTGTGTTTCCATACGGCACAGCAACAGGTGATGATACAAAAACAACTACTTATGCCAATACGCCTGCAATTAACGCAGCTGCGCTTATGCTGGCTGAAAATATTTGGACAAGCCGCTTTAGTACACAAAACGGCGGTACGAGCGTGGACGGCTATAGTCCAAGCCCGTTCAAAATGTCCAATACGCTTATGGCGTCTGTACGCGGGCTTTTAGCACCGTACTTATCACCCGCGGCTATGGTGGGATGATGACAGCTGCAATAACAACTCTACGCAGCACTATAGCTGCGGCCCTGGCTAATGCTGGGGTATGGACAGTTTTTAATTACCCGCCCTCAACAATGCAAAGTAGTAGCGTGGTGGTGGCACCAGCTGATCCATATATTACGCCTAGCAATAACTCACGTGCAGCTATTGCACCTTTAGCAAACTTTAAAATTATTATGACGGTGCCAATGTTTGACAATGCCTCTAATTTAATTGGCATAGAGGACACAATAGTAGCCGTGTTTAATAAACTAGCCTCTAGTGCAATTGTTTTTAATGTTACTGGCGTTAGCGCGCCTAGTGTTTTGAGCGTTGCATCAGGTGAATATCTAACGGCAGACCTACAAATATCCGTACTAACAAGCTGGACATAGGAGCATAAAATGGCACTTACAGATGAGGAAAAAGCATTTTTAATCAAAATTGGCCAGGATTTGCCAAAGGAGATTAAAGAAACCCAACCAAAAGAAACAACAACACAGAAAGTAGAGGAATAGCCCTAATGGCAATTTTCTTATCAAACGGCGTAGTGGCTACTCTTAACTCAGTAGTGCTATCAGACCACGTTACAAGCGCAACAATTAACCGTAGCTTTGATGAGCTAGAGGTTACAGCTATGGGTGACAGCGCCCATAAGTTTGTTAAGGGCCTTGAAGCCAGCACAATCACTTTAGACTTTCTAAATGATGATGCTGCCTCAGGTGCAGGATCAGTACGCTCAACGCTACAAGCTGCCTGGGGTACAACAGTAACCTTAACGCTAAAGCAAACAAGCGCCGTAGTTTCAACAACAAACCCGCTATACAGCACAACAGTTTTGGTTAATAACACAACCGACATTAACGGCGCTGTAGCTGACGAGTCAACACAGAGCATTACGTTTACTTGTAATTCACCAATTGTAATTACAACTACACCATAACTAAACAGACAAGGGGCTAACAATGGCAAAGCTTAAAATAACAAGGGTTGACGGTACGGTATCTGAGCATCAGATAACGCCCCGTATTGAGTATGCCTTTGAGTTATATGCAAAGAAAGGTTTTCATAAAGCCTTTAGAGATGATGAAAAGCAAACAGATGTGTACTTTTTAGCTCACGAGTGCCTTAGGGCTAGTGGGGTTGAGGTGCCTGTTTTTGGAGCGTTATTCTTAGATACCTTAGCTAAGGTTGAGGTATTGGATGATGACCCTTCGCAATAGTGGGGCGCGGTAATTTTGGTTACCTCATAGCGCAGCTAGCCGTAGAAACGGGTATCGCGCCCCACTATTTGCTAGACCTTGACGATGTAATGCTACGTAATATGCTTAAAGTTTTGCAGGATAGAGCAAAGGAGCTACAAAATGCCAGTAGAGCTAGAGGGGGCCGTACAGCTTCGTCTCGCCCTTAAACGCTTTGCCCCTGATCTATCTAAACAAACGCAAATTGAAATGGCAACAGCTTTAAAAACTGTAACCTCGGTTGCACGTGGGTTTGTGCCTAGTGATAACCAGGTGCTATCAGGCTGGACTAAACAAATATCAGGTGCAGAAAACCTTGTGTATAGGCCTTTTCCAAAGTTTAACTCAGTACAAGCTAAGGCTGGCATTACCTACAGCACAAGCCCCTCGAAGCCAAACAAAAACGGCTTTGTGGCTTTAGCTCGTATCCTTAATAAGTCAGCTGCGGGTGCTATTTATGAGACAGCTGGACGTAAAAACCCACAAGGCCAACCTAACTACGCTCGCAAAAGTAGGGTTTACCGTACAACTGGCGAATATTACAAACAGGGTGCCTATCAGCTTAACTACTACGTAGAGCCAGCTGGCGGTGACCGTAAGGGCTACAACAATTCAGCCAACCCAAACGCAGGTAAACAGTTTTTGGCCAACCTCAACTCATCAGGCCAGCTAGTTAATGCACGGCCTAAAGGTATGGTTGGCCGACCTACGACAAAAGAAACAGGCCGCCTAATTTACCGTGCCTGGGCTGAGGATAACGGCAGGGCTAACGCAGCTGTAATTCAAGCTTTAGAAACCTCAGCGGCTAACTTTTATGAGCTAACAAAGAGGGCAGCGTAATGGCCACCGATCTAGTAATAAATATTGCCAGCCAGTTTTTAGGTAAAAAGTCTTTTGCTGATGCTGACAAAGCTACTAAGAAACTTACAGGCAGCGTAAAAAACTTAGGCCGCACGCTAGGGGTAACCCTAAGCGCAGCTGCCGTTTTGGCTTATGGCAAAGCCTCAGTTAAGGCAGCCAGCGAGGATATTAAAGCTCAAAGGTTACTGGCTACTACTTTAAAAAACGTTGGCCTAGCCTATGCAGCTGTTGATGCTGAGGGCTTTATATCTAAGATGCAAAGCCAAACAGGCGTGCTTGATGACCAACTACGCCCTGCCTTTGCCCAGCTTGCAGGTGTTACTGGTTCAATAGCTAAAACTGAAAAGCTTTTAGCCCTAGCCTTTGACGTCTCCAGCGGATCAACCCTTGATTACGCCTCTAGTGTTGACTTATTGGCACAAGCTTACGTTGGTAACAAAAAAGCATTAAAGCAATTAGATTTAGGATATACACAGGCTGAGCTGGCGGCTATGTCGTTTGACCAGATACAGCAAATAATTACTGATCGTTTTGCTGGCTCAGGTAAAGCTGCCCTTGATACTTATATTGGACAGATGAGCCTTTTGGCTGTTGCAACAAACAACGCTAAAGAGATTATTGGCACTAGCCTTTTAGGAGCTATTGACTCAGTAGGCGGTAATGACGGTATAGACAATTTAGGCAAAGATATAGAAAACGCCGCAAAGTCACTAGCTAATTTTATTGACAGTATCGTTTACCTGAAAGAGCAAATAGCAACTATCCCAGGGGCAGGCATAGTTAAGGGTGTTTTTGGTGCGGTAGGCAACGTATTAGGCCGCTTTAGCCCACAGCGTGCAGCTGAGCTATTAAAAGAGATTAAAGGCCCACAGCCGTTTAGCCAGCCTATGAGTTTGGCCAATCAAGACACAGGCCGCGCAGCTTTAGCCGCTAGTAAAAAGGCTGAGCTAGATGCGATTAAGCGTAATAAAGAGCTTGCTAAATTGGCTAACGCCCAGGCTAAAAGCGCAGCTGCAACAGCTAAGGCAAAGAAAGACCAGGCGGCCCTGGATAAGGCTGCCCTGGCTTTAGGTAAAGGCCAGGACGTATTTAACCTTGATGCTATTCAAATACAAGCTGCATTACTGGCTAAGCAAGATGAGATTAACAAGCTGGGCGTATCGGCTAGTGATCAGCAACGCTTGCAGCTGGCAAATGACCTTGTACGCCTGACGATTAAGCAAGATATGTTGGCGCTAGAGGATGCAATAGCCAATAAGGATGTAGCTGCGGCAACGCGCTTAGCCGAAAAATTAAACAAAGATTTGCAGATTTTAGGCACGCTACAAAATCAAAGCCTAAAATTAACCGATATTAAAAATATCCTTGATGCTTTTAAACCTAAAGAACTTATTGACCAAAACAACCTTAATATGGCTTTAAAGAAAATAGAGGATATGCTTAGGCTGTTAGGCGTAGCTAACGCCCAATCTTTGAGCAAGCCAGCTACAAGCGGATCACTAGGCTCAGGTATTCCTATAGGAGATTACGTGGCACCCGTGGCTATGAAAGATGCCCTAGCTGCCTCAACTGATGCCCTTTTAGAGTATGCCGATGCAGCAACCGAACGCGCTAATGCTTTTGCTGATTTATTAGATTTACAAAATACAGCTGATGAAGCTTCGCTGCAAACTTTTATGGCTAAATTAGGTTTGACCAAAGACACAAGCGGGGCGCTGCAATCCTTTAGAACCGCTGAGTCAGCTAGCAAAGTAACAGTAGAGGTTATAGACAGAACAAGCGGGCTTATTGAGGTTGTCCAAAACGCCGTACAACAAAACAACAGGTTTGGCAATAACCTCAATTTTGCAGGAGCGTTGCCAGTATGACCGTGCCCGTAATAAACGCCGTTATTAACTTTAGTACAGGGCCTAGCTTTGCTCAGGCTATGGTTTTAGACAGCGGCATACTAGGCACTAATATTTT